ATTATTAGAATACTTAGATACAGTTAGAGAAGTAAGAACAGGTGTTACAAAATACAATCAAGGTTTAGATTCTGATTCGTTAAATAAAACAGCTACAGGTATCTCTGCAATAATGAATCAAACTCAAATGAGAGCAGAGTTGATTGCAAGAATATTTGCTGAGACTGGTGTAAAAGATTTATTTAGAAAAATGTTTGAGCTTTCAGTTAAATATCAAGATAAAGAAAAAATTATACAACTTAATAATCAGTATATTCCAGTGATGCCTACAGAATGGAAGAACAGATTTAATGTTACTATACAAGTCGGTCTTGGCACAGGTACTAAAGAACAACAATTAATTATTTTAAACAACATTTTAGACAAACAATTACAAGCTTTTAACTTACAAGGACAAAGAGAATTTCCAATGGTAAGCTTAAAAAACATTTACAACACATTATCTAAAATTGTAGAGAACGCAGGACTAAAAACAGTGGACAGTTACTTCATCAATCCTGATTTAGGAAGACAATTTGTTACTCCACCACCTCCTCCACCAGTTACACCTATAGAAAAAATTGAATTTACAAGAATTGATGCTGAGAATAAGAGAAAAATTGCTGATTTAGAATTGCAATATAAGGAATTAGAACAAAAACAACAAGAAAGTCTATTAGATTTTGAAACAAGAATTAAAGACATGGCTTTAAAGTATAATACACAACTAGATACAGCAAAAATTAAAGCAGATGCTGATTTAGATAGAACTTTAATGTCAGGAAACAACAAGATACTTGAACAGGCACAAAAGTCTGGTAATATACTTAGCAGACAGATACGAAATTTAAATGAACCACAAAGACAAAGCCAAGAGAGCCGAAGAACTGAGCAGGGCGACTCAGGCGAAACAGATATTACAGAATAAACTTTTTCAAGAGTCTATTGAGGAGCTTAAAAAAATTTATTCAAATGCTTTATTTGAACAAACTGGAGCAAAAGATGGTGAAGCTAGAGAAAAATTATGGTTAGCTTACCAAGTTCTAGGAAAAGTAGAACAGCATTTTAAAGAAATTCTTGAAACAGGAAAATTAGCAGAAAAACAATTAGCTGATTTCCAAAATCAACAAGAAAAATAATTCTAGTCAAAAGATTAGAATAAGCCAACCCATTAGGGAGCTTAACAATAGGAGACTATATGTCAGAAACAAATCCGTTACTGAACAAAAGTTCAGTACAAGGTGCTGCTAAACATATTGAAGGTTTATTAGACTCTAAAGGAGTAATTTCTAAACCTCAAAAAGAAGAAGCACCAGTTGAATCCAAAGAACCAGAAGCGAAAGCTGAAGATAATCAAAAGGTTCAACAACAACCTGAAGCTCAACCTGAACAGGAAGCTCCAGTGCAAGAAGAAGCATCCGAAGATTCAAATGCTCAAGAAGAACAAGAAACTGATCTACACCAAATTATTGTTAATGGTGAAAAGATTGAAGTTGACCTTGAAGAATTAAAAGCAGGTTATCAAAAAGATGCCGACTACAGACGAAAAACTGAAGAATTGGCTGTTGAGAAAAGACAGATGCAATTCGACAAAGATCGTTTGTCAAAAGAGTACACAACTAAGATTGACGATCTCAATAATCTTACTGCTACTCTTAATGCTGAATTAAACAACGAACTTAATTCAAAAGAGTTGGATAAACTCTATGATGAAGACCCAACTGAAGCTGCTAAAATTGAAAGAAAGCTTAGAAGAAGGAGAGAAGGCATACAGCAATCTCAACAGAAACTAAAACGACATCAAGAACAAGAGTTTCAGAAAGTTGTAGTTGAAGAACAAAGAAAGGTTGCTATTAAGCATCCTAATTTTTCTGATCCTTTAAAAGGAGCTACACTTAAAACGAACATGAGAAACTATCTTGTACAAAGAGGTTTTTCAGATCAAGAAATTTCTGCTATTTATGATAGCAGACAATTTGATGTGGTCTTAGATGGAATGAGATATTTTGAAAATGCAAAACCAGTGAAAACTAATTTTGCAAAAAAAATTGTCAAACCATCAAAAGTTGTTAAATCAGGTGTTAAAAGTACAAAAGATGAAAAAGATAATAAATCAAGGTTGGCTCAAATTAGAACCTTGAGGAAGTCAGGCAACACAAAAGATGCTGTTGATCTTCTGAAAGGTTATTTATAACAACTAACCTAAGAGGAGAAAAAAATGGCTGTATATCAAACATACCAAACAGTCGGCATAAGAGAAGACCTAGCGGACATTATTTACTCAATAAGTCCAACAGAGACTCCATTTATGTCAGGGGTTGCTAAGACAAAAGCAACTAACACATCTCACCAATGGCAAACAGATGCTTTGGCTGATGTAGCGGCTAATGCTGCGGTAGAAGGTGCTTCAATCTCATACCCAACATTATCAGCAACAACTAAACTAACTAACTACACTCAGATTTCTACAAAAGCTGTGCAAGTATCAGGAACAAATGATGCTGTAACATCTGCTGGAAGAAACAATGAGTTAGCTTACCAAGTAGCAAAATCTGCGAAAGAATTAAAAAGAGATATGGAAACAGCTCTTTTATCTAACGTAGCTGCTGCGGCTGGAAACGCAACAACTGCAAGAAAATTAGGAGGAGTTCAAACTTGGATTTCTACTAACGTAGATGCAGGTGCTGGTGGTTCTGGTTCTGGTGCTGGAGCAATAAGAACAGATGGTACTCAAAGAGCTTTCACAGAAGACCAATTAAAAGGTGTTCTAAGAAGTTGTTTTGATGCTGGAGGAAACCCAAACATGGTTATGGTTGGTGCTTTCAACAAGCAAAAACTATCTGGCTTCACAGGCGGATCAACTAGATTCGACCAAGCAGAAGATAGAAGATTAGTTACATCTATTGATGTCTATGAAAGTGATTTTGGAACACTCCAAGTTGCTCCTAATAGATTCATTAGAGGTGCTAACGCAACTGCTGCAAAAAAAGGACAAGATGCTCTAATTTTAGAGATGGACTTTTTTGCTGTTGCTTTCTTAAGAGACTTCGGTTTACAGAATCCTGCACAGACTGCTGATGCAGACCAAAGATTCATGGTAGCTGAGTACACTCTTGAGTCAAGAAACGAAAAAGCTAGTGGTGCTGTTTACGATTTAACAACATCATAATCTTAATTGTGATAGGGGGTGTAACCTTTAAAAACTACATCCCCATCACTTAACCAATGTTGAAGTCTTAGTAAGGTTATAGACGGAACGACAAACGGAGAAAAAAAATGAGAACATTAAACGACTACTTCTTAACTGCTGAGATTGAAGATATTTCAACAGCTTCATCAACTTTTGTTGGTGTACCAGATGGCGGTAAAATAGTTAAAATTATAACTGCTTTACAAGGTGCTATATCTGGCGGTAACGCAGCAATCACTTTTGAAATAGGTGGTACTGCTGTAACTGGCGGTGGAATAACTGTAGCTCACTCTGGCTCTGCTGCTGGTACTGTTGATACAGCTTCACCAACTGCTGCAAACAGAGTAGAAGAAGATGGCACAATAGAAATGATCACTAATGGTGGTTCTACTGGTGCTAAAAAATTACTTGTGACATTTGTTATAAGAAGATAAATATAAATTGGGGGTTCATGCCTAGCGGAAGTTCCCCCAAAAATAATAGGAGAAAAATATGAGTTTTAATTATGGATTAAAACCTGGAACAACACAAAAAGTATCACCATCTGGTTCATCTGCTGCAACTGCTGCTAAGTTTGGTACACAAACTGAATATGTAAGAGTAGCTTCTGATGCAGATTTACATATTGTTTTTGCTGTATCACCAACTGCAACAGCTAATGATATATTTTTACCAGCAGATCAACCTGAGATATTTAAGGTTTCACCTGGTGAAAAAATGGCTGCTTTGGGCAGTGGTAATGTTTCAGTTACTGAAATGAGTGCTTAGTGGCTAAAAAAAGACCTCTTTTTGGTGTTTCAAATTATGTAAAACGCACCAGAAAAAAAAGACCTGGTAGGCATACAAAGAATATAAGTAAAAGAATACCAAGAAGAAAAAAATATAGAGGACAAGGCAGATGAAAGATATTGTTAAAGATGGTTTGCAACAAACTACTTATTCTAAAGATGACATGGAGAAAAAAATTGTCATCAAAGAACAAGTAAATATAAACCCACACCTTCAACATAATAAAGCTCTATACAATCATAATGATGGTTATTCAAAATCAAGAGAACTTAAAAGAGTAGCATCTATACCTACTATAGCATTATCTGTATGGGCAAATGAATACAATGGTGATAGTAATTGGTTTGGACTACCAAAAGAAGTTCAAAAAAAAATATTAAAAGAAAAATTAAATAGTAGTGAGTTTAGATATTTTAAAACAGCAGAAGGAAAAATATAATGGCATTAAGTAGTTATTCAACTTTAAAAACATCAATAGCAAATTGGTTAAATAGATCAGACCTTACTACAGAAATAGAAGATTTTATTGTTCTTGCAGAAAAAGATTTTAATTCTAAATTAAGAATTAGAAAAATGATTTTCGAATCATCTATTACAATAAATGCTGAAACAGTAGCTTTGCCTACAGGGTTTTTACAAATAAGAGATTTTTTTATTACAGATGGCGGAACTAAACATTCTTTAACATTTATGACTCCATCACAAATGGATCAAATTAAAGGTTCATCAACAACTGGTATGCCTGAAGTTTATACTATACTTGGAGATAATTTTAGATTTGCACCTATCCCTTCTGGAAGTTATTCAGGTACGTTAAATTTTTACAAAGAGTTTGATCCTTTATCAGATTCAAATACATCAAACTTTATTTTAACAAGCCACCCTGCAATTTATTTATATGGCTCATTATATCATGCTGCTAATTTTTTAGGCGGTGTAGAACCAAGACTTATTCAACAGTGGCAACAAATGTATGTTACAGCTCTTGAGAGATTAGAAAGAAATGATAGAGAAGATCAATTTAGTGGTTCTCCATTACAAATCAGAACAGACGTAACAGTGGAAGCTCCTTTTTCAGATCATACAAAAGTAACAAATAATAATACTTAGGATTTTTAATGCAAATACCTTTTGGAGAATGGCTACCAGATCAACCTGAATATTTAAATCCTGGTGCTACTACAGCAAATAATGTTTATTATGCACAAA